GAACACAATTAGCTTATATATGAATATTCCCATCTCCAGATTGCAGCATATATCCCTAAATTTATTCTAGCTCCCATCTAATTACAGTGGAGCAGACTTTGATTTATATTAGACGACGACTTAGGTGGGTGATTATGCAGACCGTGACCGATATTAGTTTATAGGTGAAATTTTAGACGTTTTTAGCAAGAAGTATGACTGGTTAGGATAGACCATGTACCAACCAGGGATTGTAGGAGGAGGATACAATGTTGTCACAAGAGACTCAGATATGTTTTACACAAGTCAAGGATCTCGTGATTTTTAAGGATTAATAACCCGAGAGAGTAAAAACATTGGACAAATTGCTAAAAGAATAAATATCGAATCACAAGTTAGTAGTACAGCTCAAACTACTGATGGCCCTCATCTCAAAGGGACTGTTTAATTGGACAGTAATTTAAAGAACGAAAAGTAATTAACTTCGTCAAAACCGCATAGAACCTAATAGAAAATTGGAGCAGGACGACAAACTCAGAATTAAAAATAAAATTAAATCAAGTAATACGTCAAGAAAGAAGTATAAAGGGAGTAACAATAATTAATAAATAAAAACAAAAGGAAAGCTATAAGTTTAAAAAATGGAGCTACCAATATTGGACCCAAAAACAAGTAGATGTACGGAGGACAAAGAGACAAATATCTACAAAATAAGTTTAAAGACAATAAGTATGCGCTGAGCATTCTCAGTCCGTTCACTACCAAAGCAGTCAGGGGTCCTAATGATTTCTGTCAACCGACTTGCTTATATGAATATAAATTCGTAGTTGACGCTATAGGAGGGAATACAAACCTCTAAATGGTTATATACCCACATAATCTTTATGGGGTTGATGATGGGTGTTCCAATTATGGATAGCTCATAACATCAGCAAATGGTATTGCTGATTAGCCAGCTAATTTTAACCCCGCCTACGGAGGAAATTTCTTTACTTAAAGATTTAACCATCCGATGGCATCTTTTCCCAGCTCATAGAATGATCCTAACGATGCTGGTAGATTCACCTCTTACAGAATTGTTCGTACAGGGGTCAAAATTATTCCGGTTTCAAACATTACTGTCAGACAGGGAGTCTTGACAGTGGGTATGGTACCGGGAAAAACAAAAGGTAACACGGCCACTAGCGTGATATTACCTTCTTCATAAAGGTTGAGACAATATGATACCTCTTATGAAGTGCAACTAGCCAACCTTCCACAAACGGGTTGTGACTATGTTTGGGTCCCTCTGGATCCTCTAGACCTAGTATTTATGGGTAGTGTGGCAACACTTGATGGTGACAGTGTAGCTTACAGAAACAGAAATCCCATTTATTTAAATTTTGATAACATTGCATCTACAGATAAGTACAGAATTGAAATTTTATCTACAGTTGAATATATAGCATCGATGAACTTCGTTGATTGGGCCAGTCCTTAAGTGACTAGAACCACTGATGCTGATTTCAAGCAATTTGCAGAAGCCGTAAAGAATGATTTGCCAAGAGCCGTATCCGGAACTTTAGGCCAGCAAATCACTAAATTTATAGGGAATATAGGTTAAATGATCACTGATCAAGTAGCCAATATTTCTATGGCGGATGTTATCAAGACGGGTATGACTCTATTTTGAGCAGACCAAGTCACCAGAGACTTTAGCCTTATGCAGACATAAGGGTTGATTATTAG